AAGCAAAGGGCGAATCGGAAGCAAATCGTATCAGGACAGAATCTTTAAGCCCCGCACTACTTCAGTATACGTGGATTCAGAGTATGAAGGATAACCCGAAGGCAATTTATATTCCAATTGGATCAGATGGCGTGCCGCTGTTTAAGAATGTGGATGGTGGAAGTTAAATGCCCCTCAAAATCTCTTTTTACGAAAAATCCCCTTGCCCCGTCTGCAATCAAACCGGAGAGGTTAATGGTCTTCTCGGGAAAGTGACATGCAGTGATTGCGAAGGCAGGAAAACAATTACTATTGAAAAGGAATATGTTGTTCCAAATTCAACCACTGATATTAAATGCGAATCGTGTATTTATCATAGAAATTTTGAACCAAATCACGCGACTCTTGTTGCGTGTTGCAGATATCCACCAAATCCAAAAACATATGGAACATCTCTGGTGATGAGTGGATTAAAATCCGAACAAGTTGTAGCAGTTGATAAAAATTATAAATGTGGAGAATATAAACATGAGTGATGCATATAAAAAATTTTGTAATAGTATGGATGCTTATCCTCCAAATGCTGTTTTCACCACCGGAGTTGTCGGAGCAATAATTTTTGTAATGTCATTTATAATGAGAATGTTTTCATTTATTCCCACTGCGGTTTTAAGTAATATATCTACAGCATTTACTATTATTGGATTACTTCTTATAGCGGTTCCGGTATTTAGACTCGGAATATATCCGATGCTCAAAACATTTATTTAACCCTTTTTAAAATCTCTTTTACCAACATCCATTCAAACTCCACAATGGGAGAAATCACAACTGCTGCTATTAATGATGATCCCACGCTAATAACAGGAGAAACGTTTTCTATCAATATAGTATTAAAGAAACCAACAGTTCCCAATGTTGTAGGGTCTTGAATATATTGAAAAATAGTAAATATACTAACTATACCAATGGAAATTAATATCCATTTCAAATTATAGAAATCTCTTATTCGTAGTTTCTTTGGTTCGGGTGGATCAATAAAAACGTGATCTTTTTTAAAACCCATTCCTGTTTCCACACTCCGGACAAATAAACCCCGCAACCAAATCCGGGGCAGCAACTTTAAATCCACAATATTCTTCGTATCCTTCGTGTTGCATTATTATATCTTTTTCGTCCAACGAATCAAAATTTACTAGGGTGTGGCAGTATTCGCATTCGTCGTAAATATCTTTATAATCTTCGTAATCCGGATCTTCGGGGTAGATTAGTTTTTTCATTTATCCATCTCCTCCAAAAACTTTAGTATTTTGATAGATGCGTCCTCTGCCCCATTACACACGTAACAAGTGTAACCATGCCGTGATAAGTAAGACATTATTTTTTTCTGATGCGGCGAAATAACACCTCCTTTAACGCGCTTCATCTCAATGAACATTTTTAGTGCAGGGATCATCAAGTCGGGAATACCTCTTGTTACGCCTTCGTCTTTAAGTTTTTTACCAGTTCTGATATTTCTTACTCCCCCATTTGGAATGGCAAAAATAAGGAGACCCGGATATCGATTTCTCATCCAACGGACGAACCCCACTTGTTCGGCGTGTTCACTCGGGATAATACTTTTCTGAATAACACTTACCTCCATATTCATTTAATATTAACTCTGTAAAAAATTTTCTATATTTTGTTTGTTCGTATGGTAACGATTCGCTCTTTTTACCCTGTTTACTATGACAAGAATGACATAAAGGAACCATCATTCTAATATACATTATCTCTTCTTCGGTAAATTCATCATTTCCAAATTGTGCAATACCAATTGGCAATCTTTCTCTAATTAATTCCATTTCCTCTATTCTATTTTCACAACACGCCATTTTTTCTGTAAACACGTGATGCACTGATAAATTTTCTCCGTTATTCTCTTCTTTAGTCCTTTTACACAATACACATTTATTTCCAAAGAAATCTCTGACGTTTTGTTTCAATTTTTCATTAAACTTTGGGCAATAAGGAAGAAAAGATGTTCCACCTTTCCATTTACCGTTTTTATCACCTACTTGCAAACCGATATGGGATTTACTTAATTTATCCCTATATTCTTTAGAAAACGTTTTCCCAAATGCCCAGTTCTTTTCTTTTTTATGAGACACTCTCAATTTTTTTAAAGTCTCTTCTGAAGGATGTTTACCAAACATACAATGAGATTCGCCACGTGGAGTATTCTTTCTTATATTTTCTCTATGTGTAGCAGATTTTGGTTTTCCTTTTAAAGCAATACTAATTAACTCTTTGGAGTGGTCAGAAAGTTTTTTCCCGAGCATTCCACTTGGTTTCCCAGTGTGAGACAAAGAAATCTTTCTCCTACGCTCTTTTTCTTTCTCTGGATCTTTACAACTCCCCACTTTTCTTCACTCTCCGTGGTTTATCCCAATAAATAGATCTACATTTTTGATTAGCACAGGAACGTGGTTTTTCTTCTGAATGTGGATACCATTCGTAACCGCAACGAAGGCATATAACCTTTTCGATAACCATACTTATATGTATGATGTTATAGTATAAATAGTTATCTGTTAGTTATTTATATAGCATAGGAAACCAAACTGGTGAGAGGATTCCGACGCCGTAGATTTACTTTTTATTATGTTTCCACATCCCCTTTACTTTTCCATCATACTTACTAGACCTTTCTTTAATATTATAATACTTTTTCGTTACTGGATTATAAACCCTTTGTACGGTCTCGCTATATAAAATCGCATAAATGTCCTTAATGGCCGAGTCAATTACTTCACATTCCTGCGGCGCTTTATCTATAGGAAGGTTTATTTGTATTTTTAAAAGTTGTTCAATTATTTTGTCGCGTTGGTCTTCGGTGTAGTTGTAGGTTGTCATTTATACTCACCCTCACATTTTGTATAAATCATAATAGTTCTATTCCCATTATTTATATTTTCTGCAACAATAGACATATATTCATCTTTATTTGAAGACGCAATAGTTATATATCCGGACTTTGGATCTAAAATTTCGTGTTCTCCATTATATGATGAATTTACAAAGTATTTATATTCGTTCTTATTATAATATGACCACGGAATATTAAAATGTGCTACTGCGAACGTATTATTTAAATAAGAGCATGTGATCGTTGGAAACAAATGGTTCTCGTTATTGTGTTCAATAGAAATATTTTGCAAATGCGTATCCTGTTCAATGTACAAAGAAACAATTGTAAATATAGATGCGATCAATGCTATTGCAAACAACACACCAATAATAAAATTATCGTTTTTCATCTTCCTCTCCTGATCCCGCATACAAAATTATAAAATTTATACAAAATTAAACCTCCGATAACACCTACCCCAAATATTATAAACGACTGAACTGGAAATGTTATCACCATTATATATGATAAATAAAATGCCATATATAACGTATCATACATTAAATTTGTTATCATCTAACCTTCTCCTAACTTCTGCTGTGTCGATTGTCCCTTTGCGAAGACGAAGCCGGTTACGCGACTAAATTTCCCATCGGGTCTAACTTCTATCTTTTCTACTTTCTTCCACAATGGATATTCCTTCAATGCCTCTTCAACCGTTTTCGCCTTCCCACCGAATTGATTAACCAAAGCCCTTGCTTTTTCAGCGGCATAATTCCGATGATCGAGACATATCCAGATCGGGTAACTTCTATCCATTTTATCAATAAATTCAAGTTTTACACTCGGAATTTTTCCCGGCTTCGAGTGTTTTGAAACCCAAGTGCTGGCTACATCTACAATAAAGGGAGTAACTTGATCACTCGTTACCGGCCCACTATAAGCTTCCGTGCCATGTTTTGCTTCTGCTTCTGGCAAAGGAAACTCATACCCGCACGCAGGACATTTCATAACGCGCGCATGTAGAATAACTTTGCAAGTAGGGCACTCCTTCATTGGCGGTTTAGATTTTTCTTTTCCAAATACATCTTTTGTGCGCTGAACATCAATTTCATCTAATAACCCGTGTTTTAAAACATTTTCGCCGTAGTCCAAAAGAAGGCAGTTCTGCTTTGGGGCACCACCGTTTCCAGAATACGTTCTAGCACCCCGACCCACGACTTGGATATACTTACCCGTACTAATCGTTGAAAAAAGGAGAACAATCATATCCGTAATAGGAGCATTGAACCCGGTGGTCAGGACACCGACGTTACAAATGCATCTCAATCGCCCATTTTTAAAATCATCTACAATCTTATCTCTTTCCTCCGTTTTTGTATTGCCTGTTAAAACTTTACATTCAATTTTATGTTTTCTAATCTCCGCCGCAACGTGCTCCGCATGTGCAACACCGGAACAATAAACAATCCACGCGCGCCTATCTTTGCCATATTCAACAAACTCTTCGACTGCGAGACGAACAAGTTCTTTATCATCAGCTGCGTGGGCCAATTCTCGTTGATTGTACTCTCCTGCTTGAATATGTACGTTAGTTAAATCAATCTTTTTTACTCCAGACTTCGATACAATTGGAACAAGATATCCATCACGAATAAGATCTTTCAAATCGGTGCAATGAGCAATTCCATCAAAAAGACGATCTTTGCCAGCAGTTAGCAGACCTTCAGAAGTCCTAAAAGGCGTTGCGGTCGCGCCCCAGATAACCACGCGGGGGCTGGCTACCTTCATGTCTTTTATGAACCTTCCATATCGTGTAGTCTCTTTGGGAGAGATACTATGCGCCTCGTCTATGATGACGATATCAATTTTATGGGGTAGACTGTACACCTTATTATAGATTGATTGGATTCCCGCGAAAATCACAGAGTTTTTCACGTCGCGCGAATTAAGCCCTGCGGAATATATACCAGTGCTGATTTCCGGGCATAATGCTACAAATTCATCATGATTCTGTTGAACCAATTCCCTTACGTGTGCCAGAACCATTATGTGGACGTATGGGGATTCTTCGAGAACTCTTTTAATAAATGATGCCACAATGAGGCTCTTCCCAGCGCCGGTTGGCAAAACTGCAATCGGAGCTCGTCCTTTCCCGCTTTCCCAATATTCAAATAGATCGGAAATACATTGTTCTTGATAGGGGCGAAGTTGGAGGGTCATGATTTCAAAATATTAGATTTTCTCCAAAACCATCTCTACGTTATAAATTCCATCTCCACCCATCTTATCCAATACAATCGTTCCATCGGGTTCATTCTTGAAATAATTAGTATCTTCCAAAAGTTTATCCCATTTATCTTCAGGAACAATATAACAAGGATCGCTTACAACAAGTTTGCCCGAAGTAATGTTGACTTCTCCAACGCCATCAACGTAACCATCAAACAAAGTTTTAATTTTCCACTGCACTTTGTAATTACCCGGTTCAACAGTAAATACTTTTTGATACTTCTTACCAATCAATTTACGACCGAACCCGTAAAAATTCTTATCCGCTAAAAAAATTGTTCCGGAATCGACACCAATGTTTCTTGCAACGAAGTGATAAGTCATGATAATACATACGCGTTAATTGTATTTAAGGGTGTTGGTTTATAATAATCGTCTGATTCACCATCTCCATCGACTCATTTACCATATTACTCTGAAAAACCGACAACGGGTTAGTAACAAAATCAAATTATACAAAAAACCAATTGGATCATGAATAAACTGTGCACCAAGAACAACTATGCAAATTACAAGACCAATAATGCATAATGCTAATAACCCATAAATTATTATTTCGGGAGCGTAAACTGACAACAGGATAAAAATTATAATAAGTAGTAATCCAACAACTAGAAGGTCGGTCATTATATCACTTACCATTAAACATCGCATTATTTTTAACTAATTCACTTTGATAAAATGCCGTTTTATTAATGGGCAATATTGATATCATATCATTCGCTCCCCCACCAAAGAGCATATATACAGCAAAACATATAGTAAATCCTAATACGACACATGCCAATAAAATACAAATTTTTGTTGTAAGTGAATAATTTAAATAAACTGTACATGATAAAACTGCACCGAACCAATAAATAATCATGAAAATAGTAAAATATGTAGTAGAATCAATCATTTATATTTCCTCATTATGCACCAGACATTCATCGACGAATTCATATGGGCACCTTTCACTAGCATGTGGCGATTCTTCACAAGTGCAATATGAATATAATAGATATCCATAATCTTCACTATCTACAGTCACGCCCCATCATCCCTAAACTCTTTCGGCATCGGTGAATCTGCTGGACAAGACGGGCGCGCAATATCCAAAATCCGGGGATGTGTTTTCGCAGGTCCATCCCATTCGCAATATTCTCCGCAACGATAACAACGAGTTTTTGTGGAAGTTATTTCCGGCTCTCTTACAATAGAATTATCGTGCCACATTTCACCCTGTATATTTTCATACAACGAATTTATACTTTCTTTATCTTCGGAATCGCCTTCGATTACTATTTTAAAATGGTAGGTCATAATTCTTCTTCCATATAAAGATGCTTATATCCTTTAGGACAATTTTTCATTTTTAAATTTATTTCACATGCACCAGTGATAAAACACCTTCCCCCAAGAGTATTCAATATACAATGTTCTGGAGATTCCGGCAATTCCTCTTTATTATTATTCTTCCCCTTTACATACATCTGCCTTCGCGCCCATTCGGACATATCAATCACACCATCCCGTTTGTTCATACTTCTCTCTCAATGCAGGCAAACAATCCTTACAACACCTTCCGGCAAAAGAATATCGAACTGTTTCAACATTGGTCTTTCCACAATGTCTACAAAATCGCATACCATCAATAATCTTTTGCATATCATATTCTTGCGGAGGTTCTATCTGTAGAGAATCCGGCCCCCATATAGAAATTGAAATGTCATAAAGTTTCTTAACATTTGGATATTTATTTAAATCGTTGGTGCGCGTTAGAATTGACATCGTAAATCCATCTTTAGATAGACTAGATGCAGATTCCACAGATTCGTGATCATCATATGTCGGTTTTATCAACCAACCATCTTTTACAGCGTCGTCTCTGAACTTCTGTACCTGTTGTAAGTGTTCTATGTTGTTGTATGGGCGGGACATTTTTATTTCACCACTTCCTCTCTTTCCAAAAATTCCTTCAACTCCAAATATACTTCACCAATTTTCTTTGCTGTAGGAAAAGGAATGCTCGTTCCTTCCATCGCTTCAATCACTGCCATCAAATGACGGATTTTTAAATTCTCACTCATTGTTAATGACATTTATTCCACCAACTCTCCATTCTCGTCAATGACATCCACACCACGTTTCTTCCGAATCAAGATAACTTTACACGGGCCATCATAAATTTCATCGTGGAAGTAGTGAGAAATATATCCGCTATCATATTTCTTACTATATAATGTCTCATCTTCCGCAGCAATTTCCACCTTGCCGGTTTTCTTAATCTCAACTTCAATGATTTCTTCATCGTCTTTAATAATAATTTGTTTTGTCATTTGAATCACTCGTTCCGTTTTAAAATTGTTTTAAGTGCAGATAACTTTTCCTTAAGTCCCACATTAAAAGGATCATTACAATCATCAGCAATTGCTTTTATTTCTGATCCGAGAACATTATACATTTTATCATTTTCAAATCTGCGTTTCATTTCAATCGTACCTCAATAATAATAACTAACCCTGCACGTGCTTTCAAGCGCGCCATCTATAGTTTCTACTGTTGGTTCTTTTGTGATAATCCACATTTTATATTCGGTTGGTGAAACTTGCCTGAATTCAGAAACATATAATTGTTTTGGGTCGGGAATAGAAAATCCGCCATTTAACATAATACTTGGAAGACTAATTGTTCCTAATGCTTCATCCGGAGTTTTACCTCTGATTTTAACATAATGTGTATCGGATGCAATAGCATCATCAAGTTCGTGGGAATCTCTTGAGTAGCATTTTGTGAAATCAATACCTCTGTTCCAACTAACTTGATCATAATTCGCCAATCCATCGAATTTATATTTTAAATATGATTCGTTTTCAGAAAACGACTTTTCTGATGGAATTATAGAAGGTGAGAAAGCAAATATTGAAAATTGACCGGTCTTGATATTCGATGAATCTATCATACTGGCAGATAAAAAATTAGCAGATTGTGAAAACACAAATATTGTTATTACACACAATACCAGCATACAAATTATAGTTGCTGCTACCGCCACGTTTGGATCGTCATAATTCATTACTTCTCACACATCCTTAATCAAAGTATTCTTCGGTACATGCAACTCTATAATATCGTTTGGTAAACATCCCTTTACCTGTGTTAATGCATCCATTACTGTCATTTTATAAACTGTCTTTTCTATCATATGCGGAATTTCTGAATCCCGAAACACAACAACATTATCCGCACGTATCATTTCCCGTTTGAATCCGTTAATGTCATCTCCGGTATAAACAAAATACACAAGATATGTATTAATATATCCACATCCCAAAAAGAAACTCCCTTCGGTTGCAGTACCATCTTCTGTAGAGTAAATTGGAACGTCGGATTGAATTATTTCATGCATTTGAGAGCACATGGGTTTTTGTTGATCGGATATGTATGGTAATACAACGAAGATCGCTATAATTATCATAGCAAGTGGAATTATCAAATAAATTATAAGTTTAATTATTATTCCAACACCGGATTTGTTTTTACTATCTTCATCCATCATTAATCACCAACCTTAAAAAATGAAGCGAACGTTCCTTCAACGGTAAGAGCAAATCCAAAAGCAACACAAGCAAAAAATAAACTCACATCCGTGTTTCCACCTACAAGCGCGCAACATAGAATGAACGCAGATACTATACTAATAAAAAGCCCACTACTCACTATAGTATGAGTGAATTTACACCAATCGACTTTTTGTTTACCGTAGCAACTATTACATTCATCCATCCTACTCCACCACCACACATTCCCTTCTATATTCCTTATTCATTGCGCGATAAACAAGTCTTTTGTCAGCAATCTTTTTATAATAATCACGCATTGCTTCTTCTGGTGTTGCTCCGTTGCCATAGGCACCATTTAAAATACACCCATCTTTTATTTCTACGCGTTGTAGAGCAGCATAGAAATCAGATTCGTGATCATCCCAATTCATTCGCATTTTAATTTCTAGTTGTGGATAATTAAATTCATCAACTGCAAGTGTACAAGAAACAATGTTAAACTTTTCAACAAGTTCTTCAAAGGTTGGTTCGGTCATTTATTCACTCCTCCGTTCAAACACCTGTTCAATATCCACGTGTTCATGATATCCATATAAATTTCCAATAACTGATAAATTAGCAATAATCTCCAATGGTGTTTCAGCAACAAACTCCAAATTTTTATAAAATATCACAAATGTCATTCATAATCCCCCTCATAAGTTGCTTCAAACTCATCACCCTTTATTTTCACCGTAGCAATGCGACCGTCTGTAAGTTTTACTTTAAGTGTGTCTGCGTTAACACCTGTAATAATTCCGCCTTGTAAATATGGTAAGTATAATGGGAAGGTTATCATTATAAACAAACACCAACAAATCTTTCACTAATATATCTAAAACGCTGACACCATTCTGCAAATTTAATACACTCTGTTTCGCTAATATATTCTAGTTCACCGTTTACATAAGAGTAATAATTTCCATCATCATCACGAAATACATACTCATATCCTTCTTCTTGCTTCATAGTAATTATGTATAGAACGCGTTAGTATTTAATGGTTGTTATGTTAACGGGACGTTCAATGTTTGATTAATAAAACATACGCATGGTTCCATAAACATATCGTTTCTAATATTTTTCTTCAGTGCGTCGGAAATATTACTTTTGTCCAAACAAGACGTTTCTTCTTTCCTTTCAGAAACATCTCCACCGGTAATCACACATGCATTTTGTACATTGGAAGTAGCATATTTTATATTTAACCACGAATTCATTGATAGACCCGTTCTCATACGAATGCTCGATCCACGTACCCACACAGATCCATTATCGGGAAGTTTAACATAATCATCAAAATCATTTAATGAATATGTTATACCATTAGAACATGTAACGTAATAATCATACATTCCAAAATCATCAAAAACAATATGTTTATTAGCAATGTCACAAATATCATTACAATTTACAACATCCCCAACTTTGGGAGGATTTGCCGCGTGTATGATTTGACTTCCCATGATTAATGTAAATAGGAAAAGGAATCCAATAAACATATAATAAATCATTCCGCCGAAGCCCATTATTTATCACCAACGAATTTTCCACACTCACTACAAATCTTCCCGCAATTAAAACAATGCGCCTTTTCAAGAAACGGTGGAGTTAACGAAACATCACATGTTGGGTTGTTGCAACAATTGGTATTTGTGTATTTGATTGAGGTTGTTTTGGTGCACATGGTTATTCTACCTCCACAAGTCTCTGCAACTTTTTAATTAATTCCTTTGTCTCTTCTATAGTTAAATACTGTGAATAATGTTCTTCGCTATACTGTCCCATATTACACATTGAAATTGTAATATGATTATCCCATCCATTACCATAACATTTTCTTTCACAATCCATAAATTCTGTTGGCATTTTATTCCCCCCTTCTCCATTCACCACACCAATGAAGTTTTGATGTTATTGGAATTCGCGTAAATATATCAATTATTCCAAGATATCCAGTGTGGTTTGTGAATAATCGTATTGGGGGATGTCCTCTGCATTCAAAAACTTCGTGTTCTTTCGATTCAACTTTTGTAAATAATCCCCCACATGTTTTTACTTCCATATAGGAAACGCAATAATAACAATTCCCACATTCTTCATCTTTTGGTTTTTCGAGTGTCATACTTGTAATACTATTGTCTTAAAACTATTTATAGTTTTGTAGGACGCGTTGAACACGAAATAATTAAAAATGATATTCCCAAACAACAAAATATACTACCCATCCCATAAAAAATATATTTGTAAATTAATAATGGGAAAAGACATAACCCCATTATAAGTAAACATTCCCCAAAAATAATATATGGTAATGACCAATATAGTACTGAATAGTAATATGATATTAAATCATTAATCATTTTTAATTTCGTTCTCACAAACCTTCTGAATCCAACTTTTCTGTTTTTTTGTTCCTTCAATGCCCGTTCTTTATAAAGTATACCACTTATATAAATAAAGAGCAAAACAATTAAATCAATTGTTCCTAAAATAATGCCAACCCATGCAATACCCCAATTATAATTAAACGGTTTAAACACAACCAATAATAGACAATATGTTACAGCGGCACACATAAATAATATTGCAAAACCACCAAAACCAATCTCTTCCGCGACTTTCATATTCAACAAAACTCCACCGTCTGCTTTCCAAGTTTCATATAAATGGTATCGCCCGGATTAATTTTCGCCCATTTCTTAATAACACTTATTTTTGCAGTGTCCAATATCATGCGCGGTGTGTCATTCACAATAATAAAGTATGACTCCCCTCCACTATCAATAGCCGACGTGTTTTCCACGACAACATTTTGACATTCCAACGATCGCGTGTTCATTGCATCTGCTCCTTCGCAAATCATTCCCACCGTAACATAAAATAATGTTAAAGCAAGTATTGTAAATAATATATATGATGTATAAACAAATATTTCAATCATTTTCATTCAAATGCCCCTCTTCAAAATTTGCTTCTCCAAATCCTTACTCTCAATAAACCCTGCTCCGTTTATAATACCATTCTCGTATTCAATAGTGCCCGCTTCCGGATCTGCTCCAACTAATTCCAGCGGGACCAATTCTGGAATATAAATATGATTCCCACACCCAGCTTTCTGTTCAAACTCACTCAATACCTTCTCTCGTTTACATGTCCACGTGCCATCGACTTCCGGGGTGGAAAAACTGCATGTTCTACAACTTACTAATGGCAATTTTCGATTCCAACACAAATCCACATGGTCGCAGAATTTGCAGCAAAATGAGGATTCCGAATCACCAAGTTTTTCTAATGGTATTGGAGAATATACTACTCGCTTTGCTTTATTTGCCAAGTTTTCTGCGAAGTCTTTATCGTAATATATTCTTTCAGAATAAATTTCGTCTGTGTCTTTATTTACAACGAAGAAGAAGGCTCTTGTTAACTTAAACCACCTCATATAATCTTGGACTTGGGCATAATAAAGTGGCTTGATCTTCTGGACTCCTTGCTTTTTTATAAGATTAAAATATTTGTTGGAAGCACTTTTAATTTCTAAAATATGCCACTCCTTCGACTCTTCAAATCCTTGAGCGATACCATCTACACTTCCGCTGTGATGTGGACAATCCTCATCAAACTCAGATAATTGTTTTCCGGAAGATGGATCACGGTCGTATACGCATACGCCAATATTCCTTAAATCGTTTATGACTCGTTCTTCTTCAATTTTGCCCGTTGCGAATAGCCTCTGCATACGCCCAATGAAATTTGGGGATGAACAATGTCTGAAAGAAAACCACAACTTTCTCAAACAGTCTTCTCCAATCTGGGAAGCTCCCAAATGGGGCCTTCTCCATTCAAGATTTTGATCGACATAGTATCTATAAATTTTATCAACTGTTAGTTGATGTTGGATTGGTAATAGTGCCATTATTTCTTATCCTCCGAATAACACTTTCCACCGTATTCAATTAATATCAGCTCGGTGAAAAACTTTCTATATTTTGTTTGTTCATATGGCAATTGTTCACTTGCTGCATTTTGTTTGCCATGACATTTTGTACAGAGGGGAACCATCATTCTTATGTACATTATTTCCTCTTCTGAAAATTCATCTTCTCCAAAACGCGCAACACCAATAGGCAATCTTTCCCTAATCAATTCTATTTCTTCTATCTTACTTTCACAACATGCCATTTTTTCTGTGAATGCATGATGCACCGCGAGTTTTTTATTATTATTTTCTTCTTTTGTTCGTTTACATAATACACATTTATTTCCAAAGAAGTTTCTAACGTTTTCTTTTAATGCCTTATTAAATTTCGGACAATATGGAAGATACGAGATTCCACCTTTCCAATTATAATGATTCTCACCACTGTTTGCAATACGTATTTTGTCACATGTTTCCTTACTTGGAACTTTGCCTTTACTATATGTATTCCCCATCATCCGCTTACTATGTTTAATGCGTGTTTCTTCAGATGGGTGTTTACCAGTTAACGATTTACTTATTTGATCACGAATGCTCTGATCTTTCATTCTTTCTTTTGCCGAATCGCTTGCTTTTTTTCTATTTTCCGGATCTTCAAAATATTTACTTACACCAACACTTATCTTTTTTATAACATCTTCTCTTAGGTGTTTCCCATAATTTATATTTTTTTCTCCCATATGAGATTCACTCATTCCTTTTTTAGTTGATTCGGAATGATGCCATCCAGTATGTGATAATCCACTTAATCTTCTTTGCTCCGGATCCGCAAATCTTCTTATTTGCCCCTGTCTATTTTTCTCTATCGCTTCCGGATTATCTTTGTAATATTTTATTACTCTTTCGCTAGCTGCTTTTCTATTATCTGGGTTTTCGTAATATTTGGTTGTTATATCGCTTGCTCGTTTACGATTTTCTGGATTTTCAAAAAATTTTTTACTTTTTTCACTTTGTTTTTTACGATATTCTTCTGCTTTAATTGGATCTTTTGGAAGCGTCATTCTTTCTTAACACCTCTCACTCTTTCCTTATTCCAAAGAGGAGAATGACACTTGGGGCATTCCACGGGTTCTTTCTCACTGCGAGGAAACCATTTATGAAAACATCGATTGCATTCTTTTTGTGTTACTATCATATAAACATATAGATAGTTAAAGTATATAAATGTTTTGTTTGAAAAAAGAGGTTGAATTTTTTTATTTCTGCCAAGG